CGTCTTATGGACTTGGATTTAAAGGGAGCAGGACAAGCCTTAACAGGAATGGGAAATGCTGTTTCTCGCATTGACTTTAAAACCCTTAAAGATGAAGTTGCTGGTTTAGCTAAAGGGTTTGGAGATTTGGCTTTTTCTGTTGTTGCAAATCCTTATATTCTTTTAGGTGGTGCTATTGTTGCTTTAGGTTACACATTTAGAAAAGAACTACTTTCACCTATTACGGATATAATTGCTGCAAATGATAAGTTAAGGTCTTCAATACAATTTACTTCCGAAGAAATTGCTTCTGCTGCAAGTGAAGAAATAAAACAAATTTCAAAACTTGAAGAATTAAAATTTGCTATAAATGACGCAACGAGTTCAACTAAAGAAAGAAAAGAAGCAATTGCTGAACTTCAAAAAATAAATCCTAAATACTTTGGAGATTTAGATGCTGAAAAATTAAAATATGATGAACTTAATGGTAAGATAAATTCATATATACAGGGTTTAATAGCGCAGTCTTTAGCTAAAGCAGCATCTGCAAGAATAGAACAAGAAAGTGCAAAATTTTTAGATGAACAAATACAGAACCAACAAAAATTAGCAAATTCAACTGCTCGTTTAGCGCAAGAACAAGCAACTTTAGCAGATAAATCTAAAGCAGTCGAAGAATCTGGAAGAAACATTTTTGGAGGTAAATCTTATGGCGCAGGTTGGGAAAGAGCAAAAGTAACTGCTGCTGCAACAGGAGATTTAATTTTTCAATTGGAAAGAGAAATTCAAACTATTAAAGATTCTGAAATAGCATCAAAAGCAGCTTATGAACAAAGAGTAACAGATTTATTAAACTTCAAAAAAATGCAAGAAGAAATTGCTGCAGGATTTGGAGTTACACCACCACCTCCTAAAACACCTTCTAAAAAAGAAGAAAAAAGAGAAGAGTTAGGTGCTGTTTATGATATGGAGGTTGAATGGAATCTTAAACTTGTAAATGAAGAAAAAATAAAGCAAGACAAGTTAACAGAACTTGCAATGCAAGGTCATAAAACAAGATTATTATTTACCGAAGAATATAAAAACGCTGTTATTGCGGCAGAGAATCAATTATATCAAGCACGCTGGTCTTTAGCAAATGCCTCTATTGATTTATTAGGAACATTATTTCAAAAGAACAGAAAAGCAGCAGACGTTGCTTTTGTATTACAAAAAGCCTTAGCCATTGGACAAGTCGTTGTTGATACTCAAAGAGAGATTGCAGGATATTACGCAAATCCAACTTGGAAACTTTCTCCAGATGGTGGTATAGCGTTGGCAACTGCAGCAAGTACAGCAGCTAAATTAAGAGCAGCAACTTCCATAGCAACAATTGCAGGAACAACAATAGGAAAATTTATGGGTGGCGGAAGTGCATCGGTTGGTAGTGGCGGAACAGGTAGTGGATTTAGCGCAAGTGGAACAACCGCTCCTTCACCTGCGAATTTTGCCTTCTTACAGAACCAACCCAACCAACAACAACCACCGCTTCAAGCGTACGTCGTGAGCGGTCAAGTATCAAGCAATTTAGAGGCTCAACAATTAATACAAAATCAATCAAGATTAGGAGGATAAACAATGAAAAAAATTAAAGTTATTGAATACGGAATTGACGACGCAGGATTGCTCGGAGTGTACGCAATTAGCGTAGTTGAACAACCTGCAATCGGAGTAGACTTTGTCGCACTATCAGAACAACACAACGTGAAATTCAAAGAAGATTTTAGAGGTCTTTTGTACGGAGCGTTATTGATCCCTGACCAACTCATTTACAGACGCAACGACGAAACAAACGAAGAATACTATGTGAAGTATTCGAAGGACACAATCAGAGCAATTGCTTACAATTATTTGAAACAAGCCAACCAAAACAACGCAACAGTTGAACACGCAAAAGTGGTTGACGGTGTTTCGTTGGTTGAAACGTGGATAATTGAAGGAGAAAATGACAAGTCAAAGAACTTCGGGTTTGACCTTCCAGAAGGTACTTGGTTCGGTTGTATGAAAGTGGAGAACGAAGAAGTGAAGAAGCAGATACAAAACAAAGAGGTGTTAGGTTTCTCAATCGAAGGAAACTTTATTGCTGAAAAAGAAATGTATCTAAGCGAGCAACAACCCACCTTAATTCAAGAGTTGGAGCAGTTGCTAACGTTAGCCACGCAAGAAGAAATAAACGCGCGTTATGACGACTATATGAACGCGGTGAATATGACTTATTCAGAACTAAAAGCGTGGAGCGAAACGGAATGTTCAACGTTGGCTTCTTTGGATCGTTCACCTATCGAACGTAACCTTGAATTGTTACAAACGAACAAAGCGGATTGGACGGAGAAACACTACGAAGACGCTGGGAAAACAATTGCCTTCATAAATCGTATGCGCGAGAACACCGCAGGCGACATCTTAGAAGATAGCAATGGGAACGTTTGCGGAAGTAAGCGCACAATCAGCCTTATGAATTGGGCATATAATCCGAACAAGTAAATGAATATCGAAGCAGGGGGGTTCTTAAAGGTCGAATTGTACAACGACGATGCAACCCTGTTTCTCAACGCGCTCACCAAGATAACGAATGAGGGTGGTAAAATGGGGTTTAAGACGTACGGATTGAGCGAAGATGAATTGAAAGTATTGAACGCGATTTTAGACACTTTGGGATAAAAAAAACGGTGGGAAATCACGCCCACCGTCTAAACCAAAAATCAAAAATTGAACTAAAAAAAATCAATTATGAAACAAATCTACACCTTTTTATATTATACGCTCAAACAAACAATTAACATTTTTATGAATCTACGAGAAAAAGTAAACGCTCTATTCGCAAAACACAATGTTTCTCTCTCTGCTGAAGAAGTGGTTGAGGTAAAACAGATGGTTGAAGCGATTTTAGAGGACGGAACAAGTATCTACACAGACAGCGACGTATGGGCAGCTGGTGTTCGTGTATTCGGAAAAGACGCAGACGGCAACGAGGTTGTTATCGCGGACGGAGAATACAAGACAGCAGAAGGTTTAATCGTTGTTGTTAGCGGTGGTCTTGTTGAAGAAATCAAACCAATGGAAGAAGAAGCTCCAGAGGTTGAAGTAGTAATCGAAGAAGAACAAGCTTCTGAGGTTGTTGCTGAAGAATCACTAAACGCAGAGGTTGAAGGACTTCTTTCGTTAGTTGCAAAACTTGAAAGTGAACTTTCTGAAATGAAGAAAGCAAACGCAGAACTTTCAAGCGAAGTAACAAAATTAAGCGCGCAGCCTGCCGCGACTTCAATCAAAGAAGTAAAGCAAGCAAAACAAGTTCCTTCTAAGCCATACGCTAAAATGTCGGCTGAGGAGCGTTTCTTATTTAACCTTAAAAAATAAAAAATAATACAATTTAAAAAATGGCTACTACCACTTCATTAACTACCACTTATGCTGGTAAAGAAGCAGCAGGATATATCCGCGCTGCGTTTTTGAGTAACGAGTCTCTTGCAGCAGTTACTTTCAAAGAGAACATAGAGTACAAACAAGTTGTTCGCAAATTAGTTGACGACATCACTTTCGCTAACGCGACTTGTGACTTCACTCCAACAGGAACTGTAACTCTTACTGAGCGTGTTTTGACTTTAGAAAAATTCCAAGTTCACAGACAACTTTGTAAGAAAGATTTCTTAGCAGATTGGGAAGCAAAGTCTGAGCAAGACGGATTCCTTCACGCTTCATTAACTGACGCTTTAATTGCTAACGTTATGGCAGGTGTTGCAGCTAACAACGAGCGCGTAATGTGGCAAGGTGTTAACGCAACAGCAGGAGAATACGCAGGTTTCGAAACTTTGTTCTTGGCTGACGCTTCTGTTCTTGACGTTTCTTCACCTGTTGCAATCGACTCGACTAACGTTATCGACGAAATGAACCGTCTTGTTTTAACACTTCCAACACGCGTTCGTCGCGCTACTGAGAAGCCTGTAATCGCGGTATCTTCTAACGTTGCTGAAGCGTTCAGAACTGCAATCTTAGGTCTTGGTGGTGGTTCTTACTTGTATCAAGGAGAAACTGTTAAAATGACTTGGCAGGGACAATACGACATCATCGAGTGTCCTGGAATGTCTGACGACACAATGGCTTTCTTCCAAAAGTCAAACCTTTGGTTTGGAACTAACTTGAAAGACCAATGGAACAACGTTGCTGTTTTGGATATGTACCAATACGACCTTTCTGACAACGTACGTTTCGCAGCTTCTTTCTTCGCAGGTGTTCAGTACGGATTCGGTAACGAAATCGCGTTCTACCAATACACTGCCTAATTAAATAACCAACCCTTGCACGAATAGAGGTGGTGGCATAAAAACCACCCCTCTTTTGTGCTAATAAAAAAAATAAAACTATGTCTTGTACCCTAAGCAGCGGATTTACTTTGGATTGT